GGAAAGGAAGAAGAGACAAATGTTCTATTAGGGTTGACACTAATATTCATCAATCGCATTAAATCTCTATTTACAAGTAAGTCAGAGCCTGATCTAGGTCTTTGGTCTAAACCAATCTCCACATCTTTATATGTAAAACCATTAAATGTTAAGTCCATTAATATGGTTGGTCTAATCTCTGATGGCTCATTTGTAGCGTTTGATCTAAACACCTCACTTTTTCCATGTTTAGGTTTACTATAAGTTTTACCATCATACTTCCATTTAACAATCTTACCATCTTCTAAAATTTTATCTGCGTGTAAAGCACAAGCCTTTGAACCATTACCAGTATCAAACTTAACTCTTACTTTACCTACTTCATCTAACTCAACAGTTTCTAACCAACCACATTCTATAAGTGATTGTCTATCCCAATGAGCTCTATCTTGTATATGATCTATTACATTGGCCATCATTTTTTCACCATCTATTCTACCAGCTGGTTCTGCGTCAGCATAATAATCTCTATGTTGATAACCTTCGTAATCAGCGCCTGATCCAGGACTACCATTTATTTCTAATAAGTAAGGTTTATTTTTATATATGATATGGTCAACACCTACCATATAAGCTCTGGATAATCTAGCCGCTTTTAAAATAAGTTCTTTTTCTTCATCACTTAATATATATGGTGATGCCTCTGCGCCTCTATGTGTGTTTGATCTAAAATCATAAGAGCTGTGAGTTCTTTTTGTTGACGCAAATATTTTATTATCTACTACAAAAGTCCTAATATCAAAATCACTTTCCATATACTCTTGTATCAATACTTCTGCCTCTAATTTCCACATCGCTTGTAGTGTTGCCACTAGACCCTCATAACTTTCAATTTTAATTACACCAACACCTTGAGTACCAGTTAGTGTTTTTAATATAATAGGAAACTTACCACCAATCATATCTAAAGCACTTTTAATATTATTTTCATTAGATACAAATGCTGTTCTAGGTGTAGGTATACCAAACTTCTCAAACAATAATGCTGTTGTAAGTTTGTTATCACAAGTCAACATTGCTGCTCTTGTATTCATCATAAATGCTTGTGAGTTTTGAAATGATGATATTAATGAAAGACCAGCTTCGTCTTCTAATGCGCCACCTCTAACTATACAAACAGTATCTCTACCTACAAATGTATGTTCAGCATTTTTACCGTCATAGTTATAGACAGTAAGTGTGCCTTTGTCTTCATTTTTAGCTGTAATAATTGTTGATTTAGTATTTACGATTATACACTTAATATCTTTTTTCTTACAAGCTTTTTTTATAAGATCAGCAGTGGTATTTTCTTTTGGGTCTTTTGAATCTGCCACAGTTACAATAGCAACTGTCATAGGTTTATCTTTACGACCTATATCTGTTTCTGTAATAAACTCTTTAAACTTCGGTACTTGCATTATCAGTATTATCCTTGGCTTCCACTTTTTTCCCTATATTATATTTTGCCGATAAGTTCCACTCTTTTTTTTCTTTAAAAGGTAATACTTTGATTTGTGATAATGGTGCTTTATCTTCTGACTTTGCTTTATCCACTATATCAATTAAATTCCAATCTTGCAATAGTATAGAGATTGTGTTTCTTCTTTGAATATCGTTTTCTGTTAAAGTTGCTTTCTTACCATCTAATGCAAATAGTTCTTTAAAATGTGTTATGAAATATTTACCTTGTTTGTGTAATATGTGGCAACTTTGAAATAATGTTTTATCTTTTCTACTTGCAACACCTATTCTAGTTAAAGTCTCTCTGATCTTTAAAAAGTCATCTGGTTGCTTAATTGTAACCTCTAACATACTGTCAGCGGACCAATTAATCGCTTCTTCGCTCATCTTGTTCTCCCACCTTTAGATAAGGTATTCTTAATTAGTTCAACTTGTTCCTTAGTAAGTATATTGAGAGCATCTTTTGCCTTCTCATTGCTGTATCCATAATACTCTTTTACATACTCTAAATTCTTCAACTTGGCTTGTGATAACCACTTGCCACCAAATCGCTTCTTTTTTCTAATACTATTTATGTAAAAATGGAATTGTATTTTTTTGTCTAGGAAGTGATAGCCATTCATTTCGTTGGCTTGAGCAATACAGTCGTAGTGCACGGAAAGACACTTGTTTATTATGAAAGGTGGGTATTTCTTTTCCCAAGTTTCGTCTGTTGTGTCTAGTAAATTCTCTTTTGTAAAATTAATTGCGTTTAAATAATCTCTCAATTCATACATAATATAAAACTTTTAATTATTTTTTAAGATGTTTATTATGTCCTTTGTGTGAACCCATATAGTAATCGCCTGGTTCATAATCCCAAACTTTACCGTGATGACCTCTTACATCAGCCCAAAACATTCTCATTTTAACTAACCATCTTCTTAATAATGTTCTTCTTGCCATTTTTCTTTCTCGTAAAACTACCCTTACCCTTTTTAGGTTTCACCGTTCTACTTCTGTATTTCGGTGTTCTCAAATCAAGTGCTATTGGGTTTCTTTTTCTCATATTTAGTTTATTTAAATTTACAACCAGCCATAATCTCTGTTAAACAAGCGACCATATTAATCTCTTGGTCAGCAACAAATGCTGACTTGTATTGATAACCAGCGATAATCAAAATCGCCTGAGGTACTGACTTCGCATCTAACGTGGCATATAGCGTGTCATAGAGCGTCTTAAACAACGCTGAAGCCTCTTTGTCTAGGTTTTGTACAACCCACTTTCTCATATCATTAAAACGCTTCTCTTTAAGTATTTTTACAAGTTCTTTTGTATTCGCCTCACTTAAATTAAACAATATACCACTATCAATTTTACCTCTTACAGAATATCTTTGTAGTTCGTTTATTGTTCTTCTAAAATCAGGATAATACTTTTGAATTAACTCTGCTAATACCTTCTTATCAAACTCTATATTCTCATCTTTAAGCACACCCTCTAGTCTTTTAAGAAAGGCAGTAGCAGTCTTTACTCTTTGACCATTTACAATTTTAAAATCAACAACAGTGCATCTGGAGTGTAGAGCAGGTATGATTTTATTTTTGTAATTACAGGTAAAGATAAAACGACAATTCTTATAAAATGTTTCAATAAAGTTACGAAGCGCTGGTTGAACACTATCAGCATTCATATAATCAGCCTCGTCTATGATAACAACTTTATGATTGGCGTCTTCGGTAAGAGAAACAGTAGAGGCAAAGTTTTTGATTTTACTTCTTACAGTATCAATCTGTCTACCTTCGTCACTACCATTTATTATAATGTAATCACTACCTAATTCTTCACATAAAGCTCTAGCGACAGTAGTCTTACCTGTACCAGCAGAACCTGATAGTAATAGATTTGGTATCTCTTTTTGTTTTAGAAATTGTGTAAAGGTATTCTTTAGCTCTTCTGTAAGAATACAATCTTTAATCTTTCTTGGTCGGTATTTTTCAACCCATAAAAAATCGGACATTTAAACCTCCTCTAAAATTCAGAGTCAGGTTCAAGCGCTATCCAATATTGTACAGGTTTATTTCTGTTTACAAAATGAGAAATCTTTGCTTTTGAAATCGCAACATCATAGTCATCAACAATTTGTTTAAAGTTTTCTGTTCTAAAGAAACCAGTAAACGATTTATCTGTTTCGCCTAAGTCAATAGAATACTCGTTAGATGATTTGTTTTTCTTATCTGTAGCAATCATTTTGATTTTTTTACCGTCACCTTTGACAGCAATGTCAGGTAGATTTAAAGTAGTCGCACCTTTCATTAATCTAGCAAAGTCGTCTTTCTTTAAAGTAAACGTGACGTGTTTATCTGGCATTGTAATACCTTTAGATGGCGATACAATAACAGATTTGTCAGCAAAGAAATATTTAATTGATTGTGAAGCTTGAGATATTTTAACATTTGTGCCACCATTAAATTTAAGTTCTGGTTTTTCAAATAGTTCAACCGATCTTAAAAACTCTGGCAGATCATATATCGCAAACTCATCTTCAAACTTCTCACTCACTTCAGCCTCTGCCAAAATGTTTTTCATAGTAGAGATAGTTTGTATTTTGTTTCCAGGTTTAACCAAAATATTTTGATTAATATCCGAAAAGTTTTTTAACACATTTACTGTGTCACTTGATAGATTCATATTCACTCCTTTTCATAATTTAATATAATATAATGTATCATAGTATAGTCCAATTGTCAATGTTATTACGCTGCCTTATAAGCATCTAATGTTTTTTGAAACTTACCTGCGTGAGATTTCTCTGCTTTCGCTAGTGTTTCAAACCAATCAGCGATTTCATCAAAACCTTCCTCTCTTGCTGTTCTTGCCATACCTGGATACATATCTGTGTATTCGTGTATTTCGCCTTTGATCGCAGAGTTTAGATTTTGTTCTGTACTACCCATTGGTTCGCCAGTTGCAGGGTCACCCACATCTTCCAAATATTCTAAATGACCGTGAGCGTGACCTGTTTCGCCTTCCGCTGTTGATCTGAATACTTGTGCTACTTCGTTGGCACCTTCTATATCTGCCTTTTGAGCAAAGTAAAGGTATCTTCTATTTGCTTCTCTT